GGTCAGCGCGACGCCATCCGGGTGATCCACCTCGACGACTTTGATGTTGGTGTATCGCGACTCAATGCGCTCTTTGACGCTTTTTCTTTCAAAATAATCGGGGTTGTCCACCATTTGAATACCGGCCGAAAATGGAATACTAGAAGGCTTAATAAACAAAATTTTGATCCCAAGCGCCGAAGTGTCTATCCAGGCTGAACTGTAAAAAGGACCAGTAGGAAGGGACCCGCCTGATGCACTAAGGACAACATTGTAGGCGGTGTTTGCGTCGGCCGCTGGAGCGTACGACGGGGGAGCTTTGTGGGGGGGTGGGATCGGAGGAATATTGACGCCAATTTTTCCGATCGTCCCAAAAACAGTCCTGCTGCTGTAATTCAAAAAAAGAAACCCGCGCTTCGGAATTTTTTTGAGGCTGATGTCTACGCAGCGCGCATCCATTGAGGAATTTGTCTGGGCCAAAACACCGAGAAGCTCGTTGGTTTGGTTTGGAATATCCATGGTTACATAACCAATTAGCGTCGAACCTACCGGAGGTTGCGTACTAACGTCGATCTGCTTTGACACATTAGGAACCTGCAATCGCGTATTTGAAACCGAAAAATTTGGGCAATCTACTTCATGGATTTGGTTCTGATATTGAAATCTAACATACAACTTGTCCGGTTTAATTGGAGGCGAAGGGTCCTGCGTGTCTTCTACAGTTGTCCAAATAAACCGAACCCATCTTCCGGCGTTGTACCAGCTGGTCGTGGTGTAGCTGGTCGTAAAGACAGTCACGCCATCGCTGGTCGACTCCATCCCATAGGTGCCCTCGAAAGGATTTTCGTGTTCCTCGTCCACGCCGGCGTCCACGGCGACGAAGGCCTTGCGCTTCTCGATCTCGCCCCCGCGCGTGACATGGACATTCTCGGCCTTGATCAGCATCCCGGGCGCGGACACCAGGTCCGATCGCCGGCGGTCCAGGCCGCCCTTGAAGCTTTCGACGACGATGTAAGGCATCAGTAGGGCCGGTCGTCCCGGACGAAGCGACCGCCAACGATCCGAAGGCGCTCGGCGCGATCCACGCCGCCGCCATAGATGAAGCGATCAGTCTTGAGCCCCATGCCCTTGAGGCGGTTGAAATGGGCCTGAGCCTGGCTCAGCTTGGCCGTGGCGTCCGCGGCCTTGGTCCGCGCCAGGTACTCCGCGGCCGCGTACAGGACGATCAGGGTGTCGTCCAGGGTGGCGATGTCGGCCGAATTGACCAGGGGCGCCAGCTTCTTGACCGCCTTGAACCGGACGATCTGGCTGCTGGTGGTCGGGACGGGCCAGACTTCAAACTGGTTGCCCTCGTAATGGCGCCACCGGACGACCGGCTCGGTGTGGCCGCCGGCGTCGGAGTCATGGTTGTTGTACTGCGCCGGGCCGATGCCGTAGTCGATCGGGTGCCAGATGCTGCCGTATTTGACATGAGCCTCGACGATCCGGTCGAAGTCGATGTCGTTGTCGAAGGTGTAGTACCGCTGCCCGGCGATCAGGGGCTCATCCCGCTCGATCATCCCGAAGGACCAGTCAAAGTCGTTCCACAGGCGCTGCTGGGTCCGGCGCAACAGGTTGTCGAATTGCTCGATCGTGTTGACGCCCATGGCCACATTCGGGGAAGCCCCGATTTCGGCCTTCAGCTGGTCGCGTAGGGCCAGCAAGCTGGTTCCCCGGGCCATGGCTTATTCGGCAGCCGCGGCCTTCTTGGCGGGCTTGGTCTCGGATTTCTGGATCTCCAGGCCGACTTCCTCAAAGGTGCTCGGCAGCTTGGGGAAGGTGCCGGCGTAGACCTTGGAGAAGACCTGGGCGCCGTATTCGTCCTTCAGGCGGGCGATCTCGGCGGCCTGGGTGCGCTTGGTCACGACCAGCCCCTGGCCGTTGACGACGGCGTCGGAACCATGGACCTCGCGCAGCAGGGGCACCTCGGCCGCGGTGACGGACCGGACGACAGTGTGTTGGACATTCCCGTTCAGCAGGATCTCAGCGATGGCGGTTTGCATACCTGGATGATCGTGCCTGGGCGGGCTAGCTGAGCAAAAAGAAAGGGGGCCCTGAGGGCCCCCTTTGTGTAGGACATCCTGATCCGGATTAGTCGACGATCGCCTGGTAGACGCCGCAACCCGAGAGCTGCTTCGCCACCATGCCGCCCGTCCAGGTCATCGCCTTGTAGATGACATACTTGTCCTCAGGGCGGGCCGGGTTGTGGGTCTTCTTGTCTTCGCCGTCCATGACATACATCTGGATCGCATCGGTATCGATGAGATAGCAGAAGTTGGTCCGGGTGTTGTTGCCTTCCTCGCCGTCGACGTCGCCGTTCTGGGTCGGAGCGTAGCCGGGGAGATCGTCCAGGGTCGGGTCGTAGACGAACTCGCCGACGCCCAGGAGCTCGGTGGCGCCCATGCCGACAGTGTTCGTGCCCTTGGAGAAGCCCGTCATGGAGTAGAAGCCCTTGTTGTGGATCTCCTTCTCCAGCAGCTCCAGGAAGCCGGAACCGCACAGGATGGTCGTGGGCTTGCCGCCGTAGCGCTTCAGCTGGCGGATCTCCTTGCGGAGGCCGTCGATGATGTTGGTCTGGCCGGCGACATAGCCGAACTGGCCGGACCGGTTGCGCCAGAGCGGATTGGCCGCGCGGGACAGGCCACCGGTGGTGCCGACAGCGTTCAGGTCCACAGTGCCGCCGGTGATGGCGAGGCCGGGCTTGATGAAGCTGGAGAGGCCGGGGACCTTCTTGGCGTCGGTCGTGCCGTCCTTCCAGAGCATCGTGTTGAAGCTGCGGGCCCAGCCTTCGGTCATGTCGTCGAGCTTGGCCTTGAGGATGTTGGTCAAGACAGTGGCGTCGCGGCCGCTGTGCTTGCTGGTGTTCTCGCCAGTCACGGAGTCAGTGACGGAGATGCCGTCGATCTTGAGCTCGGTGAGGGTGACGGAGATGCCGGCGTGGATTTCCTTCCAGGGGTAGAACACCCGGCGGGTGTTCTGCGGGTTGGAGTAGGAAACCTGGTCGTCGCCTTCGTAGCCGGAGATCGAGGGGAGCTCGGACTGGAAGGAGACCGGGAGGGAGATGTCGCCCTTGCCGCCCGGGAAAGTCTGCTGGCGCTTGGTGAAGACGCCGATCAGGGGCTTTTCCTGGATGGTCTGCTTGAAGGCGTCAGACTTCACATGGAAGTCGAGCGCCGAGGCGACGATGTGGTCGAGGGTGGAGAAGGAGTTGGCCATGGTGGTATCTGGTTCGTGTTTGATTTAGGAGCTTTGCAGCCCCATCCGGACCAGGTCCTCAAGGGATCTGGGGGCCGGCGTTGTTGAAGCGGACGACAAAGAGCTGGCTGGGGTCCTGAGCGGCATCGTCCTCCCTGCCAGCGGCCTGAGGCGCGCGTTCACATCGGCCAGGGCGCGTTGTGCGATCTGGATAGCGTCCGATGGATTGCGAGCCGGCTGCTGGGTCAGGAGAGCCTTCACCCGGTCCTGCACCATCTCGTATTTTTGGGACCAGTCGGGGTCCTTTGCCCGCTCAGCCTGTTCCCAACGCATGACAGCGGCGACCATCTGCTGGGAGTTGTCGGCCGCCTGTTGGCGGGCGATCATCTCCTGCTCAGCCTGGATGCGCTGCTGTTCTTCCACCTGACGGGCGTATGAAAACTCACGCTCGGCCTCAAGCTGCGCGAGGCGCTTCGCGGAGTCCGGATCGATGTAGCCCTGGTCCAGCTTGTCCTTGATCTCCGGGGGAAGTACATCCCCCGTGAAACGGGCCAGGTTCTGGACATACCCCTGCAGCTGCTTGTAGGCTTCCGCGGGGTTGGTCTTCATCAGCGCCATCACAGTCATGCCTTCGGCCATTTCCTGAGGGGTCAGGCCGTTGGTCTTCATGAATGTGGTGATCTTTCCGTACTGCTCAGCCGCCGGCTTGAGGGTGTCGCGTTCGGCGATCATCTCCTTCCATCGGGGGTGGTTGTGGAACGGCAAGTCGGACTGCACTTCGGAGCCGTCCTTCTGCGCCTGGCTGTCCTTGCCTGGCGCATCGTTAGGCTGTCCCGGTGCGGGAGTCGACTGTACCTTCGCGGTGGACGGGTCCGCGGGATCCTTGGCTTCAAACGCCGTCTTCACGACATCAAGCAAGCTCTCCTTCTTAGCGTCCTTGTCGACCGCCGGCGACGAACTGGCAGTCCCTTCATTTAGCGTCGGTGCAGTTTCCGTCCCCGTCCCGGTATCGGGGGTCGAAGACTGCGTGACCTGGGCCGGAGCCTGGGTCGGTTCGGGTGTGGCCGGAGCGGACGAGGCTTCGGCGGGCGTAGTTAGCGTCGGATTATCCACGACTCCGATCTTTCGTCGGAGCCGTGGCTTTGCAATCCGCGCACTTCCCCCTTATTGGGGGCCAGCAGTCGGCAGCCCGTACATCTTCGGCTGCGGCATGTTGGGCACCTGGGCGTTGCCGCCGGGAGGAGCTCCAGGCGCCGCGGCCTCAGGGCCGGGCATCGGCGCGCCACCCATGGCTGCCGGATCACCGGCCATGGCTGCCTGGCCCATCTGCTTCTGGGCGTTCTGCTGGACGATGGATGGGATGGCCGCCTTGACCGCCTCGGTCAGATCCACGCCGTCGTCCATGCGCTTGATCGCCTCCTTGGCCAGCCAGGTCGGGTCAATGCCAGGGATCTGGATCAGGAGGGGCGCCAGGCGCTCGAAATTGGCGATCTCGGTGGCCTTGTTCGGGCGACCGGAGCTGCCGGCTTCGATCTCCAGGTAGAGCTCATCGGCGATCTCCTGGGCCGAAAGAGTCGGCCAGGAGGCGCCCGGACCGGCGATCTTGGTCGCCGTCATGGGGTCCATGTGGGTCAAAAGCACCTGGCTTGCGGCCTT